ACCAAGGTAAAGGCGCTGCGATGAAGCGCGTTGAAGCTGGCCGCCGCGTTTTCCCGCGCCTCTGGTTTGATGAAAAGAAATGCGCCGCCGGAATTGACGCTCTAGGCTGGTATCACGAAAAGCGTGATGAAAATCGTGGCGTCGGTCTCGGGCCTGAGCACGATTGGTCATCGCACGGCGCCGATTCCTTCGGGCTCGCCTGCGTGGATTACGAAGAGCCTTATTCGCCGGCCTCGCGCCGCAGATACTCGGGACGTTCGTCCTCCTCAAATTCCTGGATGGCTGGTTGATGGCTGACGACAACACGACCGATAGCGGTGCGTCGATCAGCGCATCGTCTGACATGGACGATCTGAAGCGCAAGCTCATTGGCTGGTTCAAAGAGGATATCACGCACGTCGTGGAATGGCGCAAGGAAGCGCGCGAGGACTTCAAATTCTACGCCAACGACCAATGGGACGAAAAAGACCTTCAGGTTCTCCGCGAGAATGGCCGTCCGGTGATGACGTTCAACCGCGTCGGCCCAGTCGTCAATGCGGTTACCGGTTCCGAGATCAACAATCGTCGTGAGGTTCGCTATATCCCCCGCGAAATGGGAGACGCCGAAGCCAACGAAGTTCTGACGGCGGCTGGCGAATGGTTCCGCGATCAGTCCGGCGCCGAAGATGAAGAATCCGACGCGTTTCACGATACAGTCGTCGGCGGGATGGGCTGGACATCGACGCGCCTTGATTATGAGTGCGAACCGGATGGTGCGCCGAAGATCGAGCGCCTTGACCCTCTGAAAATGGTCTGGGATTGCAGCGCGACGAAAGCCAACATCGAGGACGGTCAGCGCTTCTTCTATGTCGACCAGAAGCCTTGGACCGAAGCTGAGGACATGTTCCCCGACGTGCCGCGCGAAGAATTGCATGCGGCATGGGCCGAAACTCTGACGACTGACCCGACCGGGCCACACGATCAGACGGAAGCGAACTTCTACACCGGCACGCAGAATGAGTTTGCCGACGGTTATCCGCGCAAGATGTGTACCATTGTGGAAGCCCGCTGGCTTGAGCGTGAACCATATTGGCGCGGCCCGGATATTGCCCAGCCTGGACAGATGCGCGAATATGCCGAGCAACAGGTTCAGCTTATCAAGCGCAATATGCCAAGCTTCAAGGCGGTTCGCCAGTATCGCAAGGTCGTTCGGCGCTGCTTTATCGGTGCCCGTATTCTTGCGCCCGTCGATGCACCCCAGGTTCCTGACGGTCTGATCGGCTGGGAATGCATCACAGGCTTCAACGACAAGATCAAGAAGCAGTTCTATGGCGTCGTGCGGCCTATGAAGGACCCACAACGCTGGTCGAACAAGTATTTCAGCCAGGTCATGTATCTGCTGAACAGCAAGGCCAAGGGCGGTATTCTCGCCGAGCGCGGCGCATTTGATGACGATCGGCAGGCGGAAGAGTCTTGGGCAAAGTCTGACACCATTACGTGGCTAAAGTCTGGGTCTCTTTCTGGGCCGAATGCGAAAGTTACCTCCAAGCCTGAAAGCCAATTCCCGGCTGGCTTCTGGACCCTGTTTCAGGAGACCAAGGAAGCGATCAACGATGTAACCGGCCTATCGGCCGAATTCATCGGAACCCGCGAGGTCGATCAGGCTGGCGTTCTGGAATACCAGCGCAAGCAATCGTCCCTGAACCTGCTGGCGCCGCTGTTCAACAGCCTTCGGCGGTATCGCAAGCGCCAAGGTCGGATCATGCTCTATCTGATCCAGAACTTCCTCTCAGATGGGCGCCTCATCCGTATCGTCGGACAGGACAAGGCGCAATATGTGCCCCTGACGCGCGATAAGGTCGCAAACGCCGAATACGATATCATCGTGGATGATGCTCCGACCTCTCCGAACGAGAAGGAACGGACATGGCAGATTCTCATGCAGCTTATGCCGATCGTCAAGGATCAGGTCCCGCCTGACATGATGCTGCAACTGATGAAATATTCTCCGCTGCCGGCGTCTCTCGTCGATATGCTCATCAAGCTGGCGCAACAGAAGATGCAGCAGGAAGCACAGAATCCTCCACCAAACCCGCTACAGATGAAAATGCAGGCTGAGCAGCAGAAGCATCAGCTCACGCTAGCCGGAAAGCAGGTTGACTTGCAGGCCAAGCAGCAGAGCGCCCAGATTGATGCGCAGTCGCAGGGGCTTGATCTCTTCTACAAGCAGCAGCAGGCCGCGCTCGATCAGCAGACAGCGGAATTCCAACTGCTGTTGGATGTCCAAAAGCTCCAGATGCAGCAACAGCAAATGGAGATCGCGGCAAGACGCGCCCAGAACCAACAGACGCGCGCCGCCACGCAATAGCGGGGTCTATCCCGTTTTCGTTCGTCCATGGCGTTCATGGACTTCGTCAGCCCACGAGACGGGCAAGAGGTGAAAATGAGTGAAGCACTTGCAGACAGCCTATCGCCGGCTGAACAGGCTTTCTTTGATTCCAAGGGTGAGACCGCAATCCCGGTTGAAGGTGATGGCGGCGCTGCTGCCAATCCTGGCGGCACTGATCCGGTTGCCGAACAGGTCCCTGGGACAGATCAGACCGAAGGCGCCCAGCTTCGCGACGAGAAAGGCAAATTCGTCCCTCACGGTGCCTTCCACGAGGAGCGCACCAAGCGTCAGAACCTTGAGCGCCAGCTTGCCGAGATGCAGACGAAGCAGGCTGTTCTCGAAGATCGATGGAATACGATCCTCAAGGTTGGCGACAAGAAGGACGAGCCGGCTGCGCCACCGAACCCAGAAGAAGACATCTTCGGGTATGTGAAGTGGCAGGCCGACCAGCTCAAGCAGATCCAGTCCGAAAAGCAGGCCCGCGACGAGGCGGATCGGCAGCATCAGACGATGACGAAGCAGGAAGAGGCCATTTGGTCGACCTGGCAGCAGTCGCGCAACGAATATGCGCAGACAAACAAGGAATTTGATCAGGCGGCTACATGGCTCTCTGATTTTCGCATGAATCAGCTGAAGGCGCTTTCTGTCATCGACCCTCGCATGGGGAACGATGGCGCCCGCAACCAGCAGATCAATGAAGAGCTGAAGGCAATCGTCGTCGCTGCGCAGCAGCAGGGCCGAAGCCCTGCTGAACTCGTTCATCAGCTTGCCGTCAGTTACGGTTTCAAGCCAACGGCTGCGACCGATACGACTGACCCGAGCAAATCACTGGCAGCTCAGGTCGACAATCTCGGCAAGGCGCTGGAAGCCAGTCGCACATTGACCGCTTCTGGTGGAAAATCTGGCGCCGATCCGATGTCTGCAGAATCCATCGCCAATATGAGCGAGGGAGAATTTTCCGCCTGGATCAAGGATCCGGCGAACGAACGCCGTTTCCGACAGATCATGGGCGGATGACCTGAAATGACCGCGGCAGCCGGTTAAGCTGCCTTCGTCGTTCGGCGCGTCAGTCCGAAGCCCGAGAGGCCGGGGATAATACCTCTTCGCTCGCTCACAGCGTGAAGTGCAGCACCAAACCCGCAAAATCCAATCAGGAAAAGCACCATGTCTACAACGACCTATGGCGTCAACGACGCCCTGGCGAATAAGCTGTGGTCGAAATCTCTCGCGGTTGAGGTGTCCAAGGCAACAGCCATTGCGCCTCTCATCGGGACTTCGCAGAACAGCATTATTCAGCTCAAGAACGAAACGCAGAAGGCCTCCGGTGACAAAGTCACTTTCGGCCTTCGCACCCAACTTATCGGCGAAGGTGTTTCGGAAAACGAAACGCTGGAAGGCAACGAAGAGTCTCTGACGACTTATTCGGATTCCATCTTCATCAACGAGTTGGCCCACGCTGTCCGCGTCAAGAACGATCAGACGATCGACGCCCAGCGCGTGCCGTTCTCGCTTCGTGATGAAGCCAATTCCGGTCTGACCGACTGGTATGCCGACCGCATGTCGATGATGGCTTTCATCCAGTGGGGCGGCTACACCGCGCCGACGATGGACTTCGAAGGCCGCTCCGTCACGCTCTCCGCCAAGCATTGGGGCTACAACTCGCCGCTCGCACCGTCCGCCAACCGGATCATCCGGGCGGCTGCCGCTGCCAACGACGAAAGCCTGATCGCTGCCAATATCTTCACGCTCGATCTGATCGATAAGGCCGTGGAGAAGGCGAAGCTTGCCAACCCGAAGATCCGCCCGGTGCGCATCGACGGCGAAAACAAGTATGTCATGTATCTGCATACCACGCAGGTAACTGACCTTCGCACCAATACCTCCACCGGTCAGTGGCTCGACATAACTAAGGCCATCTACATGGGTTCGAAGCAGAAGAACCCGATCTACGATGGTTCGCTCGGCGAATACAATAACGTCATCCTGCGCGAAGCGGAACACGTTGTGCCTGGCGTGAATTCGGCCACCGGTGCGCAGATCAACACGGTTCGCCGTGCTGTCCTGCTCGGCGCGCAGTCTGCGGTTACCGCCTTCGGCATGAAGACGGCTCCGGAGAAGTACAAGCGCGTCGAAGAACTCTTCGACTACCAGCGCGAACTCGGCGTCTCGGTTCAGACGGTGCTCGGCATGAAGAAAACCCGTTTCAGCAACGGGGAAGACTTCGGCACGATCGTCGTTTCCACCTACGCCGCGCCGCACAACTAAGGAGGTCTGAAACATGGCTACTGACGTTCAAGGCACAACGGCGCGCCGTTACCACACCCAACAGACGCACTATCTTCGCAAGCGCGTCTCTTTCGACGATGCGAGCCTCGGCGGTATCGTCGGCATTCTGCCGGCGAATGCCATCATCCTTCGCGGCAATGTTTATGTGTTCACGGCCTTCAATGCCGGAACGCTGGATGTTGGCGCACAAGGGACCAGCGCGAACACCTTCGCTTCGGCTCTCGCTCTGGCGCAGGCAATCGTTCCTTTCGATGATCTCGCAATCGGCAATGCTCGGCGTGCGGCCGATACGACCGTGACGTTTGCCCGCTCGGCGACGGCTACGGCCGGCGAAGCGGAAATCATCGTGGAATACGTCGTCAAGAACTGACGCAAGAGGGGCGGGGAAACTCGCCCCATTTTCTCTTTTGAAAGGATGGGATCATGGCTGTTACTGGCATCAATTCTCAAAATCAGGATATGCGCCTTCTGGCGAAGGAATTGCTTATTGACGGATCGCCTGTTTCTGGCGCCGCTGTCACATGGGCGAATATTTCCGGCAAGCCTGCCGTCGTCGCTTCCGGGGTGGATGCCCCCACAGCACGCACATCGATTGGCCTCGGAACTTTGTCCACGCTCTCCACAATCACGAGCGCAGAAATAACGGACGGCACCATCGTCAATGCGGATATTGGTGCTTCCGCCGCGGTCGCACGCACGAAGCTCGCCGCACATGGCATTGTGTCATTGACGGATTCGTCTGGGGGCGCTTCTGGCGGCAACACGGTCCCGGCTGTCGCTGCCGCAACAGCGGCCACCACTGACACGTCGGCCGCGTCTCTGACCTCCACCAACGCGGCCATCACGGCCATCAAGAACGATATTGCCACGCTTGCAGCCAAGGTCAACGCGCTCCTGGCGGCCGTCTGATCATGCGGATCGATATGGACACTGATTGGAGCCTCATCAGCTTCGATCCTCCCAGCACGGCGGCTCCGGCTCCGGCAATACCTGCTCCAGATGTCCCGAAAGGGTGCTGCGCCAAATGCGGCAAGCATATTGGCAAAGGTCTCTACATTCACATGAAGGCCTGCGATGGACATCCTGAAAACGCTCACTGACCTCGGGTTTTCCAATGCGGCAATTTTGAACCCAGATCAGGGCCTCGCAAAAATCCGCACCGACAAGGGGTGGGTCTATCAGCGATTTGCGAATGAGCAAGAAATCGCTGCGTGGGCCAAGAATAGAAAGCCGGAGACGAACTGATGTCTATTACAGTCACCACCGGCGGCCCGATCTCATCCCTCTCGACAATCATTCCGAATGGGCCTCAGACCTTCGGAGATCTGGTGACGGCAATTGCCGATGAGATCGATGACACGACCGGCGAATATTCGGCTCAGATCGTCTCCTCGATTAGCTCAGCAATCCGATTCTGCGAGCGCAAGGTCTACTATTTCAACGAGACCCGCGACATTGTCTTCCCTACGGTTGACGGGCGGGAATGGTATGATGCCATCGACAATGCAGCCATCCCGACGCTCGTCCACATTGCTGTGGCATATCGCGAGGATTCGAACGGGCAACGCACATTTCTGAGCCGGGAAATGCCGGCTGATATCGAGGTCGTCGCAGATAATTCCGCCTCTCGCGGAGAGCCCTATTGCTGGACCTATTTCGGACAGCGCGTGCGCCTTTATCCCATTCCAGCCGCAGAGATTTACACGATCCGCCTTCAGGTTGGGCCATATCGTCTCGATCCATTGACCGATCAAAGCCAGTCGAATGCGTGGACGATGGAAGCTTTCGACATGATCAAGGCGCGTGCGAAATATGTCATCTACAAGGACATCATCAAAGATGCTTCGCTCGCTGCTGAAGCGCTGAATGATTTCAATGATCAGGAAAGCGCTCTAAAGGCGGAAACATCAAGCCGCAATGGTCGCGGCCGCATCATCGGGACTTGTTTCTGATGCTGGCGCCAATCGCTGAGTTTCGGCCTGACGTGGCTGACCTGAATTCGCCCTATACGGCCGACATTCGAAATGTCCTTTGCGCCGACGGATCCTATATTCCTGCTCCGCAGTTCGTCGGTGTTGCTGTGGCGCTTTTGGAGCGCCCGCTTGGCTATATCTCCATTCGAGCCATCAACGGCGACGTACTGACGTTTGCCGGCACTGCGACGAAGCTTTATTCCCTCGATAACACAACGCTGACGTGGGACGACATTTCGCAGGCACCATATAACGCCAATCCAGAGGCGCCATGGTCCTTCGGTCTCTTTGGCAACTTCGTGATCGCGGTCAATCTGAACGATGACCCACAGGTCTATGAGATCGGCGTTGATAGCGCGTTTCGTGATTTGGGAGGCTCGCCACCCCGCGCCGGCATGGTGCGGATCTGGGGTGATTTCGTTGCCCTAATGCAATTGACCGGCAATCCGAACAGAGCGCAATGGTCAGGTCTCAACGACTGTGAGTTTTGGACGCCAGGCGCGAACAACAGCGACTATCAGGATTTCCCCGACGGTGGAAAGGTGCAGACTTCATCAGAAGGCACAAACCCAACCATATTCTTGGAAAGCGCGATCCAGCGCGCGACCTTCGTTCCTGGATCAGCCGAGATTTTCACATTCCTCAAGATCCATGAAAAGCGCGGCGCCAAATCGGCGTTTTCGGTCGCTACACGCGGATCTTATGCCTTTTATGCGGATGAAGGCGGTTTCTTCCAGATTGATGTTGATGGCGGCCTTACGCCAATCGGCTTTGAGAAGGTGGACCGCACCGTCTTCAAGCGCCTGAATGTTAGCTCGATCGCCAAAATCCTTGGCGCCGTCGATCCGTTCTATTCCCGCGTTTATTGGGCGATCGACTTCAATGGCGACGACATTTTTGAGACGATCTATGTCTATGACTGGCAGATTGGCAAGTGGACCACGATGGATGCCAACGTGGTCGGGATTTTCCCTTATGCCACTCATGGGTATACGCTCGAAAGCCTTGATAGCATTTCGGACCTTGATTCCCTTCCTTTCTCTCTCGACAGCAAGGCATGGCAGGGGGGGGCGCCGCTCCTCGGCGGCTTCGGCACTGATTTCAGGCTCGGTTCGTTCTCGGGCACCAATCTTGAGGCGCTGATCACCACACAAGAAGCTGGGCAAACGACTGGGGCCGTGACGCGGACGAACAACTGTCAGCCTGTCGTCGATAGCTACAACGTTTTTGTGACGATCGGCGTCCGCATGCGCCGTTACAGCCTTGAGCCGATTGTCTGGCTCCCAGAGACTGCCCCGTCTTATGTCACCGGGCGCGTGAGGAAGCGGGCTCGAGGCCGATACTTCACCTATAAAATCCGCATACCGGCCGGTGAAGACTGGACCCACGTCAGCGGCATTGACATCGACACGACGGATTCGGGAACGCGATGAAGCTTGAACTGACATCGGAATGGCCGCTGGAAAAGATCGCAATTTATGGACCGCAGATCACGGCCGCCATGAAGAAGCTGATTGCCAAGTTCCCGGAAGACGCCACGCTTGGCAGCATGACGGCCGATATGTTGGCCGGTCATGTGCAACTCTGGCTCATGCTCGGCGATGAGGAAGAATTCAAGGGCATCGTTCTCACGGACATTCGCACCATCGAAGCCACCGGCCATAAAGCAGCGCGGATCGTCGGCGCAGCTGGAGAGGATGGCGTCGATCTATGCCCGCATGTGGAAGCGATAGAAAAGTGGGCTTGGGAAAAGGATTGCGAAAGCGTTCAGCCTGTTGGCCGTGAGGGGTGGAAAAAGCCTCTATCAAAGCTCGGCTATCGCGTCGATCGCGTCGTTTACAGGAAGGATAGGCCGTAATGGGCAGCACCACGTCAACACAGAAAACGGAGAGTGCGCCCCCGGCATGGTCGAAGCCTCTTTTCGAGCAATCTGCCAGCGAGGCGCAGAATATCTATGACTCTGGCGCGGGCGGGAACGTCTATCAAGGGAAGACGGTCGCGGGGCTCGGCAATACGACGCAAGGCGGAATTTCTGGCGTTCAGAACACGGTCAACAATCTTTCTGGAAGCACGGCAAGCGGGACAAATCTCGCTGATATGGCATCCGGTAACTATCTAAAGAGCGGGAATCCTTATTTCAATTCTGCGCTTCAAGGCCAGCTCGATAATACGGCGGCGCAGGTTCAAAGCCAGTTCTCCGGTTCCGGTCGATATGGCTCCGCAGCAAACACGAATGCCTTGACGACGCAACTCGGCAATATCCGCTCCGGCGCGCTAGCCAACCAGTTCAACCAAGACACATCGAACATGCTGGCAGCCAACAACCAGATCGATTCTTCGAACTCCGCCAACTATCAGAACAGGCTCGCCGGCAATCAGGCGGTCATAAACGCGGGCCAGCTACAGGATACCGCCAAGCAACAGCAGTTGACCTCAGATTACAACAAATGGACAGCCGAAGACATGCAGCCATGGACGCGCCTCGGCCTGTTGCAGAGCGCGGCGTCTGGGTCTGCCGGCAATTACGGCACGAATGTTCAGACATCGCAAACTCCGACAAACCCGCTCTCCATGATCGGTGGCGTCGGCTCTCTTGCGACGAAGGGGTAAGCAATGGCCTTCAATCTTCTCGACTTGTTTGGGCCTACGGCCGTCAACCGTCTTCTGGCGCCTGCGCAGAATACCAATGGCGTTCAGAACATGCTTTTGTCGCGCGATACGCCGCAAGACCCATCGGCAATGCCTGGCGCTGGTATGCCGCAGACTGCCGAAAATATCCCTGTTCCGTTGCCTCGTCCTTCTGAAGGCCCCGCATTGGACCCGTTAACCGTTGCCTCTGTTCAAGGTCCGGCGCCATCGCCAACGCAGGGCGTCCAGACTGCGCAGGCGCAGCAGCAGCCAAGCGGCATGTTTGGAAGCCTCTTCACGCCGGACCGCAAGGCTATGCTTAATGACTTCTTCCTCGGTTTGGCGGCCGGCGCCACGCCGCAACAGAGCTTGGCTCTTGGCGCGGCCTCTGTTGGTCAAGGATCGAAGGGGCGCAAGACCACGAACCAAACCGTTCAATGGCTAAAGGGCCGCGGTCTTGGCGATCAGGAAGCTGCATTCCTTGCCAACAATCCGGCCGGCCTTTCTGACTATCTGAAATCTGTCTATGCTGCCCAAAAGAACCAAGGCCTTCTCAACGTCGGCAAGGGAGCCACCCTTTATGATCCAGCGAGTGGAAAGTGGATCACCCCACCCGAAGGTGCTGCTGGATCAGCACAAGATGAATATGGTCTGAACCCGATTTATGGCAAGGACGCCGATGGAAACATTGTCGCTCTTCAGCCTGGAAAGCACGGCTCTGTCAATCAACTGAAATTCCCTGATGGCGTTACAATCACGCCGCCTGTGCAGCAAACTGATCTGGGGACTAGTGTCCAGTTTCGCGACAAGTTCGGGAACGTCATCGATGATCAGCAGAAGGACATTCGCGGAAAGGCTTCTCAAGAAGTTCTTGGCAAACAGGAGGGCGGAATGGAGGCGGCGGCTCCGGCCGATTATCAGTCAGCACAGAATGCTCTCGATACGATCGATACCATTCGAAAAGACCCCAATAAAGCATGGGGGACTGGCGCATCGTCATGGTTCAATAGCATCCCTGGCACTCCGGGCCGGGACTTTCAGAACAAAGTCAATGCGGCTAAATCCGGAGCATTCCTCACTGCTATTCAGCAGATGCGCGGCCTTGGGTCTCTTTCCGATGCAGAAGGCCAGTCGGCTACCAAGGCAGTCAACCGCCTTGATACAGCTACCTCCGAAGAGGAATTTAACAGTGCTCTGGATGATTATGAAAAGATCGTCAGGCAGGGACAAACCCGGGCCGCGTCAAGGATGAAGGGTGTTCAGCCCCCCGCGCCAGTTTCCGCCCCTGCAACTGCAAACACAACCTCTTCCGGCGTGAAATGGAGCATTGAACCATAATGGCAACGCTCAATATCAATGGTCAGCGCGTGAGTGTGGATGACAGCTTTTTGAAGATGTCGCCCGATCAGCAGAACGCGACAGTCGAAGAGATCACCAAGTCTCTTTCTCCGCCACAGCAGCCGCAAGACAGCGCTGTCGTTCCCGGTAACACGGATACGGGAATGGCGCGGCTGATCAAAGGGGATTCCGTAAATGATCAACCTCTTGTAGTCGGAAACGCGCCGCGTGTGGGTAGGCATCTATCTTTCGAAGAAGGCGCGACTCTCTTGGATCAAGAAGGCGCGCGCGGTGCAGCTTTAGCTGGCTCTAGCGCCTTTATTAATGGGATTCCTATCGTCGGACCCTATTTGCAATCCGGCATTCAAGGTGCGGCTACCGGGTTGAGGTCTATTATTGATGGTGAACCATACGCTGATGTAAAAAAGCGCGTAGATCTGGCTACCCAAGGCGCTCAAGAGCAGCATCCGAATATTACGACCACAGGACAGATTGCCGGTGCCGTTGTCCCAATGATCGGAATCGGTGCCACGCAAGCCGGAGCGCAGGCTCTAGGGATCACAGGTAAAAATCTGGGCGCTCGTGCCTTGGCCTCCGGTCTCTCAAATTTTGGAATTTCAAGCGCAGATACCCTCGCACGAGGAGGATCAGCAGATTCCGCCGTTGGAAGCGGTGTTGTTGGCGGGACAATTGGAGCAGCCGTTCCAATTGTGGGTTCTGGCATAAAAGCCGGCATCGGCGCCGTGGCGGATCGTTTCGCGCCGACTATTCGAGCGCTCATCAGCCCGGATGAGGAAGCCGCAAGACGCGTCGGTGTCGCGATGTCGCGCGATGCAGCCGGGAACCCGACACAGCTACTTTCACCTACTGATGAGGTTGTTGCCCAACAAACTGCCGTTCCTCTTGTCAACGCTGATCGAGGTGGCGACGTCACGCGGGCGCTTGTCCGTTCCGTCGCCAACCAGTCACCAGAGGCGAGGGCAACGATCACCAAAGTTGCAGATGATCGTTTTGGCTCACAAAGCCAAAGGGCAGTAGATTTTGTGCGCAGCGTCGCGGGCGGCAATGCCGATGATTTGGCGTATCAGGATATGCTTCGTCAAACTGCTCAAG